ATTTTACTCTTACACAAATGAGTCGTGGTGAGTATTTAAGAATACCAAACAAAGACAATAGTGGACAACCAAGTCAGTATTTCTTTGATAGGCAAACCACTCCCACGATTACATTGTGGTCAACACCAGATACTTCCTACACATTAGTGTACTATTATGTAAGAAGAATCCAAGATGCAGATAGTTTAGTTAACACAACGGATGCACCTTTTAGATTTTTACCATGTATGGCGGCTGGTTTAGCATATTATATATCAATGAAAAAAGCACCAGATAGAATACAAATACTAAAAGCAGTCTATGAAGAGGAGTTTCAAAGAGCTGCAGCAGAAGATGCGAACAGTACACCACTTAAGCTAACACCAAATATATCATACTTGAGGTACTAATGGCTAGGTATGCAAGTGGTAGAAAAGCATGGGGTTATTCAGACCGTTCTGGTTTTCGTTATCGTCTTCGTGAAATGAGAAAAGAATGGAATGGATTAAAGGTAGGTCCAGACGAGTATGAAGCTAAACATCCACAGTTAGAGCCTAATTATCCAGGTCCAGATCCTACAGCATTATACGAGCCAAGACCAAATCAAGATACAGACTTGGTTTCATTTGTAGTGTACACTAACGCTGGAGATGGTATAATAGGAAAGAAGTTAACAAATTTCACGGCAACAACCAGTCTTGGAACAGTAACAGTGAGTATAACATGAGCTTTACACTAACTACATTAACACAATCAATTAAAGATTGGACAGAAAATGATGAGTCTACATTTACAGCAGAGATACCTTTTTTCATAAGCAATGCAGAAGAGAGAATATTTAAATCTGTTGACTTAGATTATTTTAGAAAAAATGTTACTGGTTCCATGACATCTGGTAATAAGTTTCTACAAAAGCCGTCTGATTATTTAGCAACACATTCTTTATCTTATGTTAACACTAGCAGTGAAAATGTTTTTTTATTACAAAAAGATGTAAATTTTATTCAAGAGTATACTGCTAATCCAGCTACAACTGGAGAGCCAATCTATTATGCACAGTTTGACGTAGACAATTTTATCGTTGCTCCAACACCAAACGCAGATTTAGCAGTAGAACTACACTATTATTATAGACCTGCTTCTTTAAATACAGATGATTCTGGTACAACATGGATAAGCACAAACGCACCAGATGCACTTTTATATGCCTCTCTTGTAGAAGCCTATACTTTTATGAAAGGCGAGGCAGATCTCATACAATTATATAATGGAAGGTACGCAGAAGCCTTAAGTAGACTCAAGACATACGCAGAGGGTAGAAACTATTCTGACTCTTATAGAGATGGTTTAGTTAGAGTCCCTAAGTCTTGACTTCTATAAGATAAAATTTATAATGTCTTATATGAAAAACAAAAGCATTGCTATTGTCGGTCTAGGTAATAGCTTCAATGAATACATACTTGCTAAAATTAGAAGCGAAAAATTTGATGAAGTTTGGGCGATTAATTCTATGTCTGCTGTAATTTACCATGATCGTTGCTTTATGTTAGATCCACCATCGAGATTTTTAGACACACCTAATGCTGGAAAACAAACAAATGCGATGGCTGACAGATTGAAAGCAAAATTAAATATACCTATTTTTTCGTGTTGTTTGGATGAAAGATGTCCAGATGTAGTTGAATTTCCTTTAAAAGAAGTTTTACAAAAAACTGGATATGCCTATCTGAATAACACTGTTGCTTACTCCATAGCCTACGCAATATCACAAGAAGTTTCAGACATACACTTATATGGAATTGATTTTACTCACAAAGCAGTTAACTTTGCAGAAGCTGGAAGAGCATGCTGTGAATTTTGGTTAGGTATAGCTATATCAAAAGGCATAAAAACACACATAGCACACAACTCATCTTTACTCGATATGAACGTACCAGATGATCAAAAACTGTACGGATACCATAGGCTTGACGATCCGATTGTTTCAACTATAAATGAGGGACAGTTGTTAATAACTAAAAAATCAAAACTAGACCCACCAGAACCTTTGGATGCTAAACCTAATATTATTGGCAGAGAAGATATACCAGGTGTAACATACGAGGAGAAAAAATAATGAAGTTTGAAAACTTTATATTATCAATACCTAACTTTTTACCAGATAATGCTTGTGATGATATTGTTAACACATTTAAAAGAGTAGATTCAGAACCAGAAAGAGTATGGAGAGATGTAAATTCACAAAGCGAGAGACAAGATATTACTATGGGTGGAAGAGAAGTTTTAAGAGAAATGATAGTTAAAAATGAAAAAGGCGAAAGACAGTCAGCAGTTCTTCTTTTCAGAGAAAGTTTAAATAGAGCTCTGTCTCTTTATTTAGATAAAGTTCCTTTTTTTAAGGATCTTATTGAACATCAAGTAGGGTATTTTAATACTGATTTATATAAATGGCAACAAACTCCCATAGGTGGAGGATTTCATCATTGGCATCACGAAAATCTTTATGACAAAAAAAGAGAACTTGTTTGGACTCTGTATTTAAATGATGTAGAAGAAGGTGGTGAGACTGAGTTCTTGTATCAACATACCAGAATAAAACCAAAGAAAGGTTTGTTTACTATTTTTCCTTCAAGTTGGACGCACATGCACAGAGGTAATCCGCCTTTGTCGAATGAAAAATATATTGGAACTGGTTGGTATTTGTTTAAATTTGATGAAGTACGTTTATTTAACTTAGGTATGAATGCAGAAACATCAACATTTGGATAATGAAAGGAATAAGTTATGTTTGAATTAGGTATTTCAAAAACAGGTAATGTTAATGTAATGACTTCTGATAAAGGTGGTTTAACAAATGAACAAATAGCAGATCTTGCTGTTGATAAAATAGTTAGTATATCTGATCAAGCTCCAACACATGTGCGACAACAAGCAAATCAGTTTCGTGAGCATCTTAAAAAAGTTTTGTATCATTATCTTCTCTTGGCAAGAAAGGAAGAGCGTGGTAGTATTATTCAAGTCCTAAGATCGAATGGTCAAAAGGAAATGGCTGAATATATAAGGAGACTCTAATATGGCTATAGCACAAGCAATGTGTACTTCCTTCAAAAAAGAGTTATTAGAAGGTGTACACAATTTTAAAAACTCTGGTGGAGATACTTTTAAACTAGCACTCTATGCAGAAGGCAGTGGTGGTAAATCATCTACAACTGCAACATTAGGAACAACAACTACTGCATTTACTACAACTGGTGAAGTTGCATCAAGTGGCACATACGCAACTGGTGGTGGTTCTTTAACAAGAGTAGATCCAACTACATCTGGAACAACTGCGTTTACAGACTTTGCTGATTTAAGTTTTACAACAGCAACAATTACTGCGATGGGAGCTTTAATTTACAATAGCTCTGATAGTAACAAAGCTGTTTGTGTACTAGATTTTACATCTAATAAATCATCTACATCTGGAACTTTTACAATACAATTTCCTACTGCTGACGCTTCCAACGCTATTATTCGTATAGCTTAAGGACTCACGATGGCTAACATCGGTTGGGGTGAAGGCACTTGGGGTAATAACAAGTGGGGCGGTCAGTTAGACGTTAGCTTTAGCGTTACTGGTAATGCTGGGACTACTGGTCTTGGCAATGAAGAAATCTTTATTGCTAATGTTGCAGAAGCTACTGGTGTATCTGCTACTGCAACTTTAGACTTTAATCCAGCAACAGACTTAAATATACCAGTTACTTTTTCTGTTACTGGTGTGTCGGGCACTGTTGGATTTTTATCTGGTTGGGGTAGCTCTGCTTGGGATGCTGGCGTATGGGGCGGTGGTGTCTTTGCTGACGTAGGTCAAATACTCCCAATGACGGGTCTACAAGCCACTGGTCAATCTAACAATCCAACTGTCACTGGTAATGCTCTTTTCGCTGTCACTGGTGTATCTGGCACAAGTGCTGTCGGTGATGAAGATACCATACCTCAATTAAAAGTAGCAGTAACACAATCAGCAATGACAGGGTCTGTTGGTAACACAGTAGAAACTGGCACTGGAACTTTTACTCCAACTGGTAATTCTGTTGAAACTTTGATTGCAGGAACATCCTCTTCTACAATAACTTTCACCGTCACTGTTGTAAGTGGCAATCCTTCAAATCATCCTTATTACAATGTTGGCTCCACAAATAAATATGCAATAAATGGCTCAACTGCTACTGCTGATGTCACCTTAGAATTATATGAAGGCAACACTTACAGATTTGATCAAAGCGATTCCAGTAACGATGGACACCCATTAAGACTTAGCACAACTGCAAATGGTACTCATGGAGGAGGTTCTGAGTATACCACTGGAGTCACAACTAATGGAACACCAGGACAAGCTGGAGCGTATACAGAAATTACGGTAGCAGCTGGAGCACCGACCTTGTACTACTATTGTAGTAACCACTCAGCGATGGGTTGGCAGGCAAACACTCCATTTTCCGTATTGATAGTAACGACAACTGGAGCACCAACTACTGGTGTTGCAGGAACAACTGCTTTAGGTAGTGAAACTGTCATTGGAACAGCAGAGGTAGCGGTAACACTAAATGGTTTATCTATTTCCGCAGGAACACTTGCACTAACGGGTACTTCTGTGTTATCTTTAACGGGAGTTAGTGCAACTGGTGCAACTGGTGAAGAGCAAGTTTACAGTATTATACAGCCAGATCAACTAGCAAATTGGATTGAAAGGGTAGCGTAATGGCAACATATGTTAACAATTTAAGATTAAAAGAAATAGCGACTGGTGATGAATCAGGAACATGGGGTACTTCAACCAATAC